GTATTTGCTACTCAGTGGGCACTCGGTGGCGGACCTGTATATACTGTTCCAGGGGCAACTGATGTAAAGTATGTAGAAGATCAAACTGCGGTAGCATTACCTGATAAGAGATATTGGGAATTTGATAATACACAAATCGATGAAGATAGTTTTGATTTTAGTTGGCATCCATATGTAGAAGATCAGCCATACATTTATCAATTTGGTACACAGCATCAAAAGACAGGTGGTCCAAGATATATTACTCCTGAAGCCACTGAAACAAGTCCTATCAAATATATCGACACACGTATCTTAAAAGCAAAGCGTTTACCTAACAAATCTTCTAATTGGAAGATTTTAAATGATTATGACGTTGTTGACTTTGACTACAGTTGGCATCCAGATGAAACCGAAGAACCATACATCTATGTATTCGGTAACAAGTATTATCCTGCTGAAGAAATGCCTACAATTGAATATCGTATGCCGAGAGCAAAACTTATCAAGTACGTAGACAAGCCAGTAGCAACACTAGCACCTGATAAAACTAACTGGGTCATTCCTGACAACTTAGATACAACTGATTTTGACTTTGGTTGGAAGCCTAGTCCATTAGAACCTCCAATGGTCTATCAGTTTGGTACTCAATGGGCTAAAACACGTGGTCCTAAGTATATTGCGCCCACTGCATTAGAATCAAAGTATGTTCAGACAAAATATGTAGATGTAACAAAAGCCAGAGCATTGCCTAGTACAGATCACTGGGAAATTCCTCAAGGTGTTGACATTACAGGTTTCGATTTTAGTTGGCACCCTGATGATACTGATCCTGCATATATCTATCAGTTTGGTACTCAATGGGCATTGACCGGTGGTCCAAGATATGTTGTCCCCGGCGCAATCGAAGTAAAGTATGTAGAAGGTATCATAGCAAAAGCACAACCTAATTTAGAAAACTGGGAAGTACCTGCAACTGTTGATATCAAAACATTTGACTTTAGTTGGCATCCATACGCAGAAGATGATCCATTCATCTATCAGTTTGGTACACAACATCAAAAGACCGGCGGTCCAAGATATGTTGTTCCCAATGCAACTAAAATCAAGTATGTAGATACACGTGTTTTAAAATCAAAGCGTTTGCCTGATATGACATATTGGCAAGTGCCTGACAATGCTGATATTAGTAAGTTTGATTTTAGTTGGCATCCAGACGAGACTGCTGATCCTGTGATCTATCAATTTGGCAGTGTAGTTGGTCAAGATGACGGCCCACGATACATTGTTCCAGGTAATAGTGGGAAAGTATTATACTTAGAAAACATTGAAGTAGAAGAGTCTGTTGCTAAAGAAATTCCTAAGTACTTTATTGAAACTACACTAGAAGCATTGATTGATAAGCACAAGAACGAAGTGTTCTGGGCGTTGAACAAAGATTTGGATTATTCTAAGTTTGACTTCAACTGGCGCCCTGATGTATACCAGTCAAACTATATTCATGCGTTTGGTTTGCGCAACAACCTAGATACTCAAACATATTTTGTTAATGCGGTAATTTGGGAAAAGGGATTTAGAAACATCAACTATGTTGAAGATGATACAATTCAGATTAAAGCCAACCTTGACATGTTCTATGTTGACAAAGGTAATCCTGAGGCTCAGTCACGATTTGAAGCATTAAAAGCACGTTTCCCTAAGATTCAAAAGACTCGCTATCTTAACAGTTGGGTAGATACTGTAAATCGTTGTACTAATCGTGCATCAACAAGTTTGTTATGGGTATTAAACTCAGAACTAGATTACAGTGAATTTAACTTTGATTACTATCCTAATGCTTGGCAGATGAAGATGGTTCATGTGTTTGGTACTCAATGGAGTCATTGGGGTACTACGTTTATGGTTAACCGTGAAACATTCTCAAATGATACCAAATACATTAAGATCATTGAACACTTGAATAACTTAAACTTTGTTAAGGACAATCGTGCTAAGGCGACTAAGTGCGTATATGATATTGTACTAATTGATCACGGTAACAGTGAAGCCACTACAGTAGTTGAACAGTTAAAGCATAAGGCTCAAGATAAGTCAGTTATTACTGTCAAGTATGATCATAACTACTTGAATACATTAAAACAGATTGTAGATAGACAATCTGAAAAGAAAGAACATTATCTTTGGATTTGCAGTAGCATTTGTGATTATAGAGATTTTGACTTTACTTATGTATGTGATCCATTTGCAAGAGATCAATTACATGTATTCCCTAGTGGCAAACAAAAGTTCGGCGATACATTCTTTATTGACGTAAACAAAACACGTGAGATTATTGAAGAAATGAAAGTATTGGAAGACTATCACAAAGTCAACTACAATGCTACTATGCGTGTACAAAGATTACCTGAACCAGTTATTGTATCAAAGGATGATACAATGGTAGATAGCGTTAATATTGATTTTGATTGGCCATATGCTACTGTTGTCAATGTAGATAACAGAGACATTGAGCAAGTTGAAGTTGAACCTATGAACTTATGGGACGCTAATACCAAGAACATCTTAGTAACAAGCACAGGCGCAACTAGAATTATTGTTCCACGTGAAGCCAAAGACTATGTAAAGAAAGAATTGTATGACTATCCATATATTAAGAAGTCTACAAAACTTGCAAAGAGTAATCCATTAGATATCGTATTCTTAAGCAATGGTGAAACAGGTGCAGATGAGAATTATGAACATCTATTGAAAGTTACTAAGGGTCTTAAGAACCGTGTAGTAAGAGTAGATGGTGTTAATGGTCGTGCAGCCGCATATCATGCCGCGGCAGAAGCAAGCAACACACCTTGGATGTTCACAGTCTTTGCTAAGTTAAAGGTCAGTGCTAAGTTCGATTGGAACTGGCAACCCGATCGTATGCAAGTACCTAAGCATTATATCTTCCAAGCGAAGAACCCAGTGAATGGACTTGTATATGGTCACCAAGCAATGATTGCTTATAATAAGAAATTGACATTATCTAATGAAGGTAAAGGACTAGACTTTACATTGGATGATGAACATGAAGTTGTCGAGTTGTTGTCAGGTACAGCAATGTACAACACGGATTCTTTCTCAACATGGCGTACAGCCTTCCGTGAAGTATTGAAGTTGAAATCTGAGGACACTGACATTGCACGTGAACGTCTTGATACTTGGTTGAACAAAGCCGAAGGGGAATTTGCTCAATACAGTATTAAAGGCGCACTTGATGCAGATGAATACTACGATGAAGTAGATTGTGATTTTGAAAAACTTAAACTAAGTTACGAATGGGCTTGGTTACGTGAAAGATTTGATCAACTATGATGCGTGTATTAGTATTCGGTGACAGTTTCGCCGCTGATTGGTCTTATAAGTATTGCGATCATTATAAAGGATGGTCTAATATGCTTAGAGAAAACGTAGCCGTAACCAATCTAGCACAAGCAGGTGTTAGCGAATACAAAATCTATAAGCAACTTGAAAACGTGAAGTGGTTGGATTCGTATGATGCGTTTATCGTAAGTCATACGAGTCCATACCGCGTTCCTACTAGAAAGCATCCTGTACATAACAATGATCTATTGCATTATGATGCCGATTTGATTATGTCAGACATAGATTATCATTCAAGTAGATTTAAAAATCTGTTTAACTTTTCATTAAGGTCAGCATCTAGTTTCTTTAAACATCATTATGATCAAGAATACTTTGAAACTACCTATCGTTTATATCGCAAGGCTATTAATGATAGACTAAGTGGAAAGAAAGTAATCACACTTAATTTCTTTAAAGACATGGCTGATTACTTAGAACCCAATGTTGTTGATCTTAGTAGTATGCTACCTGAACATAGTGGATTGATCAACCACATGTCATTTGAAGGTAATCAATTAGTTTGTGAAAAAGTTTTGGGTATCTTAGAGTCCCATTGATCTTGCATTCCATCACGGAATGTTATATAGTAACAGTATGGCTAACCAGAACATCATAGATTATTTTAAGAACCACGCCGACAGTAAAGGTGTACCTAATATATCCAACGATAAGTGGAATCAGTTCATTAATCAATATAGCCAAACTGATATCAAAGAAGCATTGTCTGAATATATCATAAGCAACAATGTTCCTTTCCCTATTAAAGACATTGCTCAACAAGACTTTGAGGATAATTTTCTAAAGTTTTGTAAAGCCTCTATGCTCAATGAGTACAAAGATTTCGATACAGTACTAGAAAAATACCAATACAAATACAAGTACGAAGATAATCCACTGGGAGTTATTGACAAGTCACATGTTTACAATAAATCCAGTGATTACTTTCAGGAACTAAACCGCATGAAATGTGGTAGTACTCTAGTTGACAGTCCATATAGTATTTGGACTACTAAGCCTAAACTTACTAAAATGAATTGGCACTTTTGGCGCAAGGGTGCGTTGGGAGATAGTGATATCTGTGCGGCTACATTCCGTAGCGCATTTCGTTTAGGTACATATACTGCAACACAATTTAAACCCAGCGTTGCAAAGGCATTATATGAAAAGCACAATGCAGTAAAAGTACTAGATACAAGTTGTGGCTGGGGCGATAGGCTTGCAGGCTTCTATGCTACACCTAACACAAGATTATATGTTGGGTGTGATCCTAACCCAGAAGTATTTGAAGTATATAAAAAGCAATGCTTAGAATATGAACGCTTATTGGGTAGCACTCCAAAAATTGTAGAATCTGTCAACTATTTCAGTTGCAAGGGCGTTAAACATGTAGAGATTTATAACTTGCCTAGCGAGGACGTTGATTGGAAAAAGTATGAAAACGTTTTTGATTTCTATTTTACCAGTCCCCCTTACTTTGAAACTGAAAAGTATGCTGAAACAACATCATTGGTTGATAGCCAATCTTGGAAGAGGTATCCCAAATATGATGATTGGAAGAATAATTTCTTTTTCAAAGTCAATCGCATGGTATGGGATACATTAACCGATGATGCATATATGATGATTAATATTGTTCCCCCATTGAGAGTACGAAGTAAAACTAACCTTTGTGATGAAATGGTTGACGATATCAAGACCTATCCTAATGCACATTATTTGGGTAAGATTGGTATGAGATTGCAAGCAAGACCTCACGTGATCGGTAAGACAAAGAACGGCATCTATATTGAACCTATCTATGTGTTTAGAAAAAACAATAATAATTACCCAAAATCAGATGATTTTCATCATTTATTCAGTTTTAAGGCTTGACTTTAATTCAAAGACTAAATATAGTTATGAACATGACAGAAACACAAAAACAAAAAATCGTATATGGTCTGCTATTTGCACCGGTAGCAGCCTTTGTGCTACATAGACTAGCACTAGAAGCATGGTGCATTATATATGGACTCATTTATTAAGGAGATATCCATGAAGAAGATTATTGGTAGTTTAATTATCGCTGTGTTAGCAACAATGGCTACTCCGGCAATTGCAGGTGGTCGCCATGATCATCGTTGGGGCGTTGATAATAATCGCTACAGCCCATATCATCACGTAAATCGTCACCATCATCACAGACACGGTACTGTGATTATTCATCGTGATAACTGGGTAGGACCTTTGATTGGTGGTGTAATTCTAGGTGCAGTTATTGCCGATGCTAAGGATAGAGATAGAGAAGAAAGAGTTGTTATCGAACGAACCCAGCCAGTTCAAGTTTGTACTGATTGGAAAGAAGTAATGACTGATGATGGAAGAATCTACAAAGAGCGTATTTGTAGAAACTGATTAATGAATTAAGTTGAGTGGAATTTTAGTTAATATGTATGAAAATACATTTGAAACTAAATAAGAGTTATGACAGTATGAAGTAGACTGAAAAGGATTCAAGACGCGGGGGCAGTGCCCGCCATCTCCACCATAGACACATTGTTTAATATGGGCTTGGCCCCGGGATTTGCGTATGCGAGTCGGCAGTGTGTCTATGATGGGGATGACACAGGATCGATTGGGTCAAGAGTAAAGAAATGGACTGTTCGGCAATGTAGAAGCCGTTAGGATTGGGGGAACCCGGTCGAAGAAGCACAAAAAAGTAACTGCAAATGACAATTACTACACTGAGGAACTACGCCTAGCGGCGTGAGTCTCACGAGGCTGACTACCTTGTAACCAAACAGTTGGGAAAAGGCTCTTCGGAGCCTTTTCTTTTGGTTTCATAAACTAAATACAATAATGAAAACGTATCGCTCCATCTTTATTTCAGACGTTCATCTTGGTACCAAAGACAGCCAAGCAGGAAAACTTAA